TGCATTTCTGACATCCTCATCGACGCAGCAATCAATAAACCCAGCAAAGTCATCTGTCATAAGAACTCTCGTTTTAAATGAATCGAAATCAGTTAAAAGAATATTCTTGTCATTCGTGATTAGACCTATATTTTTTGCTGTGAACCAAGCATCAATATTATGGTAATTCCATAAGAACTTTTTATATGCTGTTATTTTAAGGCTCTTAATTTCGTCTTTTAATAACTCGGAATAAGTCATAAAGTTAGACCAGCTTTCATTTTCACCAGTCTTAACAATCGTATTGATAAACTCAGTATATAATTGAGTTCCTTCTACCTGAATAAGGACATTGTTTTTAGTTAACGGATTATTGGAACCTAAATAAATTGCATTAGGATTCAACGTAACTGGATATTGCGTAGCCTTCGCAATTTCCTTTAACTTGTCAACCAACATATCATAGGTAGTAGCAATATAGCCAGTAATAACACTTTTGGATATAATCGAATCTATATCCTTGCTGCTAAATGGCATTACAACCTTGTTGACATTAAAAATATCTTTATTACTAATCATTTATATATTTATAACAAAAAACCGGGTTAAAAACCCGGCTAAATTTGAAATATCGCTTAAAATTAATAACCGATAAGACCGACAACCCACGGCTTAGCTACATTTGGAATTTCTGTGATTTCCAACTTAGTAAGCATGACCGGAACCGGAGTATTGAAAAGTTCAGCATTTCCCTTCATCTTTTCATCAGAATTCTTGAAAAATTCAGCATACTTTTCACGAAGCTCCTGAACCTTCTTAGCATACTCTTCCATACGGGTTTCGTCAAGGACAGGTTGATTCTTTGCGTCAAATACAATCTGATCACCATTCTTCTTAGCGAATTCTCTAATAAGCTGGTCATTTTCCATTGCGAACTTCTGGAATTCAGGTTCACGACGCTGGTCATAAAGCTGCGACATGAGCAGATTATATGGCTGTGCAAGAACTTCACAGTTCTTAAACATGCACCAGGAATATTTAGCAGTAATACCAGGTTCATTAATCTTAGAATTAAATTCCTCGAATAACTGCTTAATCTGCATGTTCGTTAATTGAGTTTGTTCTACTTTCATTTTTTATCTTTCTCCATTTTATTTAAATAAGGAATTAAAATCTTTTGTAAGTCCTGACATTTATGCACTTCAGCTGTTCCAGTTTCCTTCGGTGGAATATGAATTAAAACTAAGTCTTTAATCTTTATGTCAGTATGTTTTTCAAGTATCGCTTTATATATGTTCAACTGTAATTCATAATGTGAAATATTGCAGTCATCCAGCTTATCAAACGGTGGTTTAAGTTTATTATACTTATTTGCAAATTCCCATTTTTTATTTGTCTTCCAGTCGATAATAGCATAAGAACCGTCACGTATATCTTTGGCTAAAAAGTCAATCGTTCCACAAAGACCCCAATCTCTATCATAGACAATTAATTCGTTTTTGATAGGCATATAGATCTTTCTCATATCTGTCATCATCTTCTTGAGCTTCTGCTTACGATAGTCAAAGTCTTCCTTGATTTCAGGATATTTTTCAAATTCCCTGTCATCAGGATAGTATTCTTTATTTTGCCAACCAAGTTCAGCAACTGCGTGAACCATGGTGCCAAGACTACATGCAATATCGCCAGAATGTTTCCATTCCGCTCTTAACTTCTGTGCCGTTTCAGTAATAAGCTTCTTGACTTCTTCTTTACGTTTCTTATCACGAATTTTTGACAAATCTACATTAAGACCGTCTGCAGTCAATTTCTTAATTGCAGATCGCTCAGCTATAAAGTCCCAATCTTTGTCAGCTTCAAATTGTCCAACAAAGGTAGTAACAGACGTATAGTTTGTTCCTACAGAGTCAGTATACTTATGAGGTTTTTCGTCAAAAAATATATCGTTAAATGCAGTCCATAATTGTTCGTATATATCCATCTATTACCTCTACTATTTTAATTTCGCCCATTCTAGTCTAATACGTTTCATCTGTTTATTATATGAACTGTCTGCCCATGATGGCATGTTCTGTTCAAACTCTTCATAACTTCCGCCTATACGCTTCCACCAGCATGCAAGAGAAAATACCTGATTATGTCTTTCACCATCCTGTGTATTTTCAATACATTCAGCAATATATTCTCTAGCTTTGTCAAGATTTATCTTTCCAAACTTAGAACGATATTTCTGGTTTTCACGGTCTAGTTCTTTAAGATATTCTTCTTGCTTATCTATACAGTAATCATATGCCATTTTCATTTCGAAACCTATATCGATAAATGGATTAAATAAACGACCATTATTAAACTTGTAATAATATGGTTTATTTGATTCTGTAATTGCTGGCATCTTAAAGAATTGTGCTTTTACAAAACTTGCTTTATCAACACAATCAAAATAATTTACGAGCATATGATATGGACTGAATGCCGTATTATGACATTTAAAGAATAATCTATTCAAGTCATATTCTTCGTTTAAGAACAAGAAGACTCTAAATTTTTGGTTAACGCCATCATATGAATGTGATGTATGTAATATATAACGGAATTCTCTAAATGAGTTTTCAAATGTCTTAATGCTATATGATGGGTCGTCAAAATCAAGAATAAGAATATCAGATACTCCAATATTATCTGTGCATCTCTTGTCACCAGAAGAAGTGCAGAACTTCCATTGTGGAATCATGCTCTTTTCTTTAATGACTAACGGATGCTTAATGATATACATAAATTTAGCCTGAGTAGTCTTGTCCCAAACCATTGGTTTCATAACATTATCAAACTGATTTTTTATGTATTGAAGTGTTCTCATTTACTAATTACAAATATAGAATTTTATATATAAAAGTTTACATGATGAAAAATATTTAAGAATTTAATAAAAATGGGAAATTGCTTTCCCAATTTTTATTACTTTTCGTAACGACCGCCAGACTTCTGTCTCATTACATTTTCAATGTTCTTGTTGTAATAGAACTGATAAATCTGGTCAGGCGTAAGGTTGATTGCTACAAAGATCTTGAAGAACTTAATCAACATTACATCGCCAAGTTCTTGAATCTTGAGCGGGTCTTCCTTCCAAACGTCGTAGGTCTTCCAATCCTTATAGCTCGAATTCTGGTAGAGTTCACCGACAGCTTCGATAAATTCACCAACGAGATAATGAAGGTCAGAAGTTCCAATTGTTCCAGTCTTCAAATCTTCTGTTGCATGGTCATAGATTTCCTGCAACTTCATCTTCGGAGAATACTTAAGATAAAGCAACTGGTTCATTACGAAGTGCCAAGCATCGATAATTTCATACTTAACAAGATCAGTAATTTCATAATTATCTTTCTTGAGCTGATCAAAGAATTCCCAAATTTCGGTAACGGTAGACATCATGAAATAACCAGAACGACGAGCGTTTTCAAAGTTATCCTTGTCATTATCCGGTGCTAAAGTTCCACGCTTCTTAGCAAGAATATTCTGTAATGCTCTCTGCATATTGAACATAGTATCAAGAGCAGTATTAGCATCATATTCTTTCGGGAAATCAGGAATTACAATTTCATCAGACTTTGCTTCAGCTTTCTTCTTTGCTTCGGCGAGCTTCTTTGCATTTTCAGCCATACGCTTCTGGATAAGCTGAAATTCATCTTGTTCTTCAGCAACATTGCCATACATAGAATTTGTATCAATCATTAGTTTGCCTTTTCCTTTTTAGATGCTTTTGTATTTGTACTAATTTTTTCTGTAAGTTCATTAGAGAAGTGTTCAAATGATTCCTTGTTCTTTGCAATAGCCTGAATAATGGTATTTGCTTCATTAAAAAGTAATTCTTCATTCTTCAAAAATTCTTCATCACTAAAACCGAGTAAATTCTTGAACACGAATTCTCTTGAAAGACATGGAATTATACCACTATCGATATTATATGATGGCATGAACTGTGTAAGTGTTCCAAGCAAATCTGCAATATGATGTGCACGTTCGAAGTCAAACTTCTTTTCTGTTTTCTTTGTTTTCTTTGTTTCTTTTTTCATAAAAATTACCTAAAGATAATAAAAATACGGGTATAATTTTACTTATACCCATATTTTAAAATTGTTTATTAGCCATTAGCTAAACGAGCGAAGAAGTCATCATCATCCTCTTCAGATGCATCGACCATACCGGTTTCTGCTTCGTCAGAAGTTTCAGATTCTGTTCCTTCGTCGAACGGCATAGAATTGTTAAAATCTGCCTTAACAACTGTTTCCTTGACCGGCTTCTTAGTTTCAAGCGGAGTGCCTGCAAACATTTCATCATCATCTGCTTCCTGAGTCTGGAAGTTAGACTTGGTAGTAGTTGCAGCATAATCACTGGAACCATCAGTAAATTCAGCCATGAGGTCTTCACCAGACTTCTTGCGGTAGAATTCAAGAATCTGCTGATAAGAACGAATCTGATCCTTCTGGATTTCGATGTCTTTAAGAGTGTAAAGCTGAGATTCAATAGTATCGATTTCGTCGTCAGTCATGTTATGGAGCTTGCCATCCGGACCGAACTTAGAAATACGACGTGCCGGGTTAAAGTGAGAAGAATCATAGTTAGGACCGTTAGAACCCTGAACAGCTTCCCAAACAAAGTTTGCACCTGCCTTTTCTTCACCTTTAATAACAGCTTCATCATTTGGACCCCACCAGGAGAACGGATTGATGCCCGGGATAATTCCCAATTCCGGATCATCCTTATTTTCCATAGCTTCCTGAATCTTCTTCATAATGGCACGACCATACTGAAGACGGTAAACCTTACCAACAGTATCAGGCTGGTTATCATTCTTTACAATATAAACGTTGGAGTAGTAGTTCGGGCGCCACTTTGCCTTTACCTTTGCACGGGCTTCATCAGTACGACCGTACTTTTCCCAAACCTTGGAGTTATAGTCGCAAATCGGACACGGTTCATTCCACTTCTTTGCACAGTCACAACCAAACCATGCACCATTATCAAGCTGGAACAAGTGGTTACGGTTTTCAATCCACGGAAGTTCTTCATCCGGATGTGACGGAAGGAAACGGAGAACGATAGAAAACTTACCGTTTACCATCTTCGGCTTAAATAAGCCTTCGATCTCGTAATTCTTCTTTTCGTTGTTATCTTTCTTGCGATTTACATTGATCTTGTCCATCTCACTGTAAATATTGCTAAAGCTTCTTTTAATTGGCATATTTTATTTTTCCTCTTTATGTTTTCTCAATCGTTCATTCGATTGACAATATCAAATATAGAAACAAAACAAAATGTTTCTTTTACTTTACATTTTTATCTGAGATTTCTGATTGTAATTTAATAATGATCTCTGTGAATGTAATAAACCTTTTGTAATCAATATCTTTAACCAAATCCTTATTTATCTCAAATTTTCTTGCTCGGTAACCCTGTATATAAAATTCTGGGTCAATTTTGCTCATTCTATATAGTTTGTAGGCTTGATTTTCTTGATTACCGTCGGTCTCATAAAGAGTGAACTTCGTATCGAAAAGTTCATTGATGCCATCATTAGCTTCGATAAGTTTATTTATCTCGTTAATTTGAGCAGCTATGATTGGACGCTTTTTAAAAATCATGTAGCCTTTCATTTTATTTATATTATTAATTTCGTCCGGTTTGGGAAATTTCTTGTCTACGAGGCATTTTTCTATAAAATACATAGTCCAATGCTCAATATCAGTAATATTGCAGTTAATTTCATTAACCAAAGGAATGAAATAATTAGACATATATTCAACCCTGCTATTGGATTGAATAAACTGATTAATCAAGAATTCTTCAAGTGTATCGTTTAACATATCGTTCACTAGAACGGTATTAAAACGTTTACCTTCCCAAATCTTCTTGATGCTCTTATAGAGCATATAAATTTGGTATTTATCTATCATGCAAAAAGACTTTCTAGGCCACTTTGTTCAGGAGTTATCTTATATTTCTTCTTAAGTTCGCTTCTAAGCGAGAAATAATTCAGTTCGTCAAGACATTTCAATAAAACTGCAGATTCAAGCCAATCATCTTCGATATAAGCTATAGAATCAAGTATATTGATAATATTGTTCTTATGAAGCTTATAAAGGATGTTATTGAACTTGTTGTATTCAGCAGGTTCATTTTTAATTACCTTGATTAAGAATTCTGGTAATTTGTCATTTGGATCAATGTTATCCATGTCGATACCATTGTCCTTGAGGATTTTATAGAAACCGTCCTTAGAACAACCGTCAACATAGTCTTCATTAATCAATAAGTTATCTTCGTTTATCATATATCCTCAATTAGAATGTAAAGTTATTGACGTTCGGTTCTTTAATAGTAGATTCGATAACCGTTTCGTCTTCAGTATTGTAATTTGTTCCAGTCGGTTGAATATTACTGAATGTCTTCAAATCATATATTCTTTGTTTTTCAATATCGACACCGATTGTAACCATCGGTGCAGGAGGTTGACCATATCTGGTCTTAAGCAACTTGACCGTATACATATTCGCAGACTTGAGGTCTGGTGTCTGAGTAACACCAAAAATAACGTCTGCTTTCATTGTCTGACCAAAAGAGTCAGCAGCATCATCAAGACCAATTTCAGCTTTACCATAACCACCTCTGTTAGCCTGTGCAGCAGATATGATAGGAATGCCCATGTCCATACCGATTGCTCTTACTTCTTCACAAACAGAACGAAGCTTAGAGTTATCATTCATATCAGAATTATAACGACCATTAGGAATCATACATCCAATATAGTCAACTGCTATCATATCAGGAACAAAGTCTTTTTTCTCTTTAAGTTCCTTAATAAGAGCACGTAACATAAGAGCATTTACAGAACCAGCAGAATATTCTTTAATGATAAGCTTGTTATGTCCAATCTGAGACATTGATTTCTTCCAAAGCTTACCATAATTCTCTTTGGACAAAGAATATAATTGTGTCTGAGTAATATCAAATAAGTTCTGTGTAATTCTCTGGCCAATTTTAATTTCAGAGTCTTCGAAAGTAATATATAATACTTTCTTACCGTTTAAAATTGCAGAAGTCGTAAATGAACAAAGGAATAATGTTTTACCAACGTTAGTCGGTGCCATAACCAATGTCATACTCTTTTCATGTGCACCACCATGAATCATCTCATCAAGCGTTGCACAGCCTAATGGAATTACCTTTTCATTAGTAATAATTCCGTTATATACTTTTTCTGGTTCTTCACAAAATGCAAAACCAATTTTATCGTCGAATGTAAAAGACTGTGCATATGCCATTTCATCAGCAAAGCTTATTTTTGCCTTGCCTGTAGAGCAATATTCATTATATGCCATACATACTTGTCTACCAAGTCTTTTTCTTACGAATGTCTGAATCTCATCAAGAATAAATGGCGTATTAACATCACTATCCGGAATTGCCATACATTTTTCGAATTCTTCAATACTTCTTTCATCAGAAAGCAGTCTCTTAATTTCTATAGCATTCGGCAAAGTAGAATATTTACCATTATAACTTGCAATAGCATCAACAATATACTTATGATCAACCTGAATAAACCAATTCGGATCTAATTCTGGAACAATTTTACTTGATGCAGATGGATTAGCATATATAGTCTTAATTACAACTTGTTCAAATTCATTATCTGTCATTTTTTACCTTTATCCTTATTTATTAAACAGGATAACCGTAACTATTTGTAAGCAAATATAGAAAAAAAGTCCCAGGCGAGGGACTTAATGTGTTTTATTTTGAATTTTGTTTTTGTAGATGATTCAAAATATCGTTTACTATCCAGTCATAACCTTCTAGTGTTCCTTCAACTGACACGTAATGTTTTTGAAGCTTATCTAACATGGCTCTAACTTTTATGTCAATTTCTTTGGCTTCCTCTTCAGTTTGATTTCTGCCGGAAGGATTATATGCCTTTTTACGTTCTATAAAATAGTTGAGCTGATTTTTATATTTACTGTCTTCACCAACACATGCAATCTTGATATATTCTTCATCGGTATAGAATGAACCCAATATAATCGGACTATCAGTAACGGCAACATCAACTTTGCCATATACTCTAGCAAGTCGGAATGCCTGTTTACCAGATATATAGAACTGACAATTTAAAACTTTCTGATTTTCTTCCCAAGTTTTATCTTTTGCAAATTCTGTAACATATTCTGAATTTACACCAGCCATTTTTAATTTTGAAAATACATAAGCTGCACAAGTAGATTTCCCGGACCCCGGGCCAGCATATAGGTTTACAATTAGTGTTTCTTTCATATTACCTCAAATATAGAAACTTTTTGTAAGTTATTTTTTGTTTTAAAAAATAACCGGGTTTTTAACCCGGTTTTTAAATTAATCTTCTTCGTCGTAATCTTCGTCTTCACCTGAAGCCGCAACATTCGGATCGATACCTGTGTTTTCACTTAAATCAGCATCTTCCTTTTCCATCAACTTCATAATGTCTTCAGAAGCGTTAATCAATACCTGGTCTTCGAATGCGAACTTAGCTTCAACATAGTGTCTAAATGTTTCATCCTTATAAAGTGGAATCCAGAATTTAGCACAGTAAAGTTCAGATTCTTTCCATACTCTTTCTGGCTTACCAAGTTCACCAGTTTCCTTATCAACCTGGACGTCATAACCGATTCGAGCATAATATCCCGGTTTTGGTTTATAGACGATACCACAATCAATAGCTTCATCTAATAGACCATAATAAGGAGAAATACCACCAGCATGGAGAATAAGATATTGAGTCTTTACGAATTCCTTAGCAGAACGGCCCTTAGCAACACCAGCAGTAATGACCTTACCGAGAATGTTCTTATCCTTGTCCTTTTCCTTCTTAGTAGAAGAACCAAGCATAATGTTTTCAGCATTGAATATGATTCTCATACCACCTGGAATCTTATACGGATCACCATACATTTCG